TTTCCAAACTACTCCTCCTAGAGTAATATTGAATGGACCGCTTAAATCTTTAATTTCTTCGGCTTTTAGAATTTTATCAGTTCCAAATTCGCTAAATCCAGCATTTAAGATTACCCCTACAACACGCTCTCTGTTATGTTCTATATTTATAGGTTTATTTACAAAATGTTCAGCTATAGATAGAGCAGTTTTAGTATCTACTACATCTCCGTTCTTGTTGACGCGATTAGCTACGCAAGCGTTGAAGGCAATTGGAAGTAGGTCTATATTCTTGGAGGTATCAACATTTGGGATAAAGTCGCCTACCTCAACCAAGCTTGCCATAGCTAGGTATTCGTCCTTCTCTTCGGAAACCAAAGGTTTTACCGTAGAGCTAAATATAGTAGTATATTTAAAATCTTTAGACATAATAAATTCCTTATTAGAAAGTTACACTTAAAATAAGCTTTTAGTAAGAAAAACGAAAATCTAATTTATTTTCCCTTCCAATATAAAGCTCCTCTAAGCTTTTCACATTAGAAGTAACATTGTGGGATTTAATCTGATCTTTGGCAAATTTTAAATTTTCCTCGAAAGGAATTGCATCTTTTTCTAGATTATTTTTTAAACGTGCATTTACAGAAGCCAAACCCCACTCCTCCTTACTATACTCAGACTCTTTAGGATAATTTTGCTCAGAATCAAAAAAAATGTTTTTCAAATCCTTTAAAGAAACTTTTTTCTTGGAAGAAGCGTTAAAGCTACGCCTTTCATTTTTCAAGATATTTAAAATCTTTATCGAAGAGTCTATTGTTTGTTGCTGTTGTTCGGCCTCTTTTAGCAAACTTAGAGAAACTTCTATATTTACAGACTGCGCTTCATCGCGTCCTGCGCTACTCCAATTTTCAAAGTCTAGTTTGTCTAAGGCCATTATTTAATAAAAGATTGTACCAGAAATTACACGAAATTTAGCTTAATGGTAATAAAAAAACAATTTTTTTTAAAATAAAAAACCGCCCCGAAGGGCGGCTTGCTTTTATAGAAATAATTTATCTCGTAGAGGATTACTTCTTACCGTCTTTTAGTTCAGCGGTAGGGAATGGTACTGAAACGTCTACGAGAGGAGCAGTTGCTTGAAGGCCGCTCTTATCGAGATCGACGCTCAACCAAGCATCCTTGTTGGCAGCACCCCCTACAGTAACAGAGGGGAGTTTCTGCATAGACGAACATCCAAGGCCCAGTAAAAGGGCAGTACCGACTAGTAGTGTATATGTTTTCTTCATGTTATGAATTGAGTTGATAATAGATGGTTTATAAAACTAAGTCAACAAAAGTTTTAGTCTTCTGTGGGGATTCCCCCAGCGTACCAACCTTCTGGCAACTTAACTTTATTCTTAGAAAGAACCCATTCGCCATCTTTCTGTATATAGACTTTCCCAGAAACATCTGGTCCAATACGTACTAAATTAGCTTGGGTATCAACAAATACGACGCGAGTTGATCCGCATCCAACTAAAAACAAACTAATCAGAATTAGAATTAGAATCTTTTTCATTTTTCATCTTCTTTTCTTGTTCTTGTATTCTTTTTCTCCATCTATCTTTTAGGTCTTTGGGCGTAGCATCTGCATCGCTAGCTTTGGTATCTTTTTTTACCTCTGCTGAAAGCCACTCTAAAAGAGCCTTGAATAATGCAGTTAACCAAGCCATTTTAAAACATTACTGTTTTTTAGCAAGACCTCTAGAAATGGTATAACCCAAAGCTGCGGCAGCAGAACAGATAAATCCAAAAACTTTATCTGCATTCGAACTACCCTCTGGGTCCACAACACCCGCTCCCCATGCTAGTGAGCATAAAGTTACAGCGAGCGTAATCCAGAATTCTGTTGACTTATATCCTGGTTTTGTTTCTTTATTATTTGTAGCCATAATATTTTTTATTATTTATTTATTTATTTTATGTCTGCTAGTTTTTTTAATTCCTCAAGTTTATCTTTAGGGCTAGCTAAACCTCCTACGGCACTAAATACTGTAAGGTTTGGTTTATCGCCACTATAGATGCCTCTATGAACAATGCTATTCGGTTTTAACATTCTAGACAATTGATCGAACGCATCATCTAGATTTTTTTGAGGAATATTATTTAACTGTTCAGTACCGCCTATTATTACTCCAGCGGCAGTATTACCAGAGCTTAAATCAACTCCACCAGTTAAAATATTATTTTTTAAATTTTCTCTAACGGCTCTCGAAATAGCTACAGAATCTTTCCAGTCTTGAACTGGAGAGGCTCCAAAAACGATTAATCCTGAATCTAGAATGTTTCCATAGTCATTAGAATCAAAAGCTGAATACGTACTATCTTTAGCTGAAGTATGATTGAATAAATGGAAAAGCCCAGCCATGCTATGATTAGCTACTTTCCAAAAATCAGCTACTGTTAAATTAGGATAAAGACTTCCAACCTTTTCATTATCTATAATTATAAGTGGAGATACTAACCCATCCTCAACCATAGCGTAGGCTCTTTTTAAAGCATTAAAGGCATTCGCGTTTACTCTTTTCCCCTCGGAGTATTTAGGTAAAGCTAAAATTAAACCTACCTTTTTGGATTTAGACTTTATAGTACTTTGCATCTCGAAAGCGGTATTTACTAGAGGCTCCATTGTTCCGCTCCCAGTTCCTCCACCGCCTCCTATGCAAACATAAATTCTATCTACATCATCTCCAAAGCTTCTTCTCATAAAATCAAGAACGTCTTCTCTTCTTTCTGAGAATTTCTTTTGAGCCACCAAAGGGTCTTTACCAGCACCTCCTTCGCCAAAGCATAACTTATTTTCTAGAGATACAGTGTTTAAATCTTGCTGCGCGGTATTGATGGCTGCTACGCGCCTATAACCTAAAGAATGAAAAGTCTCAGCTATGCGAGAACCTCCTTGGCCAGAGCCAATAAAAGCATTTTTAAAAGATACTAAACATTCATCTTCAACTACTTTTTTCGTCTTGTCTTCTTCTATTTGAGGCGGCAATAAGATATCTGGCAAAGCTATATCAACACCTTCTCCATATAGAGATTTTACTTCGTTTTCTTGTTTAGAAGGAGACTCCTCAGAGCCGTTATTTAAAGATTCTTCCATAATATATTAATTAAATTTTACTAGCTAAAAGTAAGCTGGCTAAATAGAAATCAATGTCATGCTCTTGAGTTAATGCGTAAATCTGCTTAACTCTTCTTTCATCTTTGTCTGTTGGACTACTAACATATTCTTCTGCTTTTTCAAGCCAATTTTCAGGAATTTCATTAGCTACAATAAGATTTGTTATATCTACTGATACTTCCTTTTGCTTTTTGTTTAGACGTTTAATCTTGTGAAATGAGCGTAACTTAGATTGTACTTCTTTTTCTAGTTTCTGGGCTAAAATCATATAATCTTTAATTTTAGAAAAGTCAAATTTGCTTTCTTCTTTAGCCTCAGAGCTTTCTTGAGGAACGCCACTTGTTCCATTTGGGCGACCAGCCTGTTTAGGGGGCTGTGGTTTTTCTTGCTGTTTTTTGTTAGGTTTGGCTGGGGTCGGAGGATTTTTAGCTCCACCTATTACAGGTTCATAATAACCTTGATTTTTTAATTCTGAAAATTCTTTTTGAGAGTCAAGCGACTCGTTTTTGTCGGGAAGTCTATTAGTTTCTAAAGCACCAACTACTTCTTCTGCCGTTAAAACGCCTAGTTCATAAAGGCGAGTGTATATTCTCTCTTTGGCTGGATTATCACTTAAAGTAATTTCGTCAAAGTAAGGAGTTGGATAATTTTTCAACCCTAATGTTTTAGCTATTCTTTTTATTTCTGGCTTCAAAAAATTGTTTACGAAAGCCTGTCTTCCAGCATGTAAACGAGATAAAAACAGTTCTACTTTGCTAACTAAATTTGCAAACTTTTCGCCTCCAACTAAAATATTATTAAGTCCTAAATTTATGTCTCTGTCGAAGACTTCATATTTTTTAGGGTCCATCAATTCGGAAATTCTAGGTACTACAAATTCTGCTTTTGTAGTATAATCGGAAATTAAAACTCTTCCCACCGACTCGTTTTGGAAAAGTTGTTGCATTGCTGCTAGATTGCGCTGGTTTATACCTCCCTTCTCAGGGTCTGTACCCATAGTAACTAGAAGAATGGCTTGCTGCATTGTCCTTGCGATAGCCATATCCATTTTTTTAAGCTCTTGCTTAAAATTTAAATCTAATAAAACTGGATATCCCATAGGAACCGCAAAAGGTTCGTAATCTTGTTTTTTGTAAAAAACTGGAATAACTTTGTCAACGGTCAAAGGAATTAGTATCGATCCAGTCCCTCTTCCCTTCTTAGTTTTTAAAGAATCTCTTACGTCCTTGGGTAGAGATTCGAGTAGCTCTTGATCTTCTTCGGTTACAGGATTTAGCAGTCTCTTTAACTCGTAATTACTTAAAATTTTATAGTAAGAAGGTTCAGCAAAATTTAAAGAGCCAGTTAATCTAAGATCGGCGGGATTTAAGAATAGATATTTTGAAGGTAGTAATTTTTCTTTAGCTTCTAATTGAGCACTTAGAC